TATATTAGTCTCCTCCTAATGAAGCTCCTGTTGATATTTGTAAGTCTAATTCTTGTTGTGATGTCATCTGACTACTTACTACATAAGCTTGAACAGGTTCTTGGAATTGACTACCTACTGCTTCAGCTAATTGATTAGTTCCTGTAGAACCAACTAAGTTAAAGTCAAAGGTTCTATCTCCCCCTCCTACTGCTCCTACTGAAGTAGCACCCCCTCTTGCTGAAGGTACATTTTTCTTACCTCCTGAAACTGCTGATGCTAATATAGCAGCAATAGATAATCCAGCAGAAACCTTAGTCATAGCTATGTCTTTAGGCATTAAAGCTGTATCTATTACCTTTGCTGGGTTAGGGATTCCTGGTGGCAAGAAAGCTGGTATTGCAGCATTTGCTGCTGTTCTTTGTGCTATACTTGCAGATGCTTGAACAACTACTCCTGCTATCGCAGCACCCTTTTCTATAACTAAAGCTGCTGTTGCTAATTCTTTATTTTTACCAGCAATATTTCCTAAAACACCTCCTAATTGACCAGCAAAATTAACATATTGCATTTGAGCGTTCTTTTTAGCTTCAATAGTGTCTAATTCATGTTGAAGTTCAGCATCTTGTAAATCCATTCTCATCATAGACAAAATACTTTCTGCTTCTAGTCTTTCTATAGACCCTTCTGCTTCAAGAACAGTAATATTTTCTTGATGAAGAATTTGGTCATTTAATAATTTAAGATTCTCTTCTTGATTTAAAACTCTTTGTTCATCAGAGAAAACTCTTCTTGAATCTAAGTATCTTTGTGTCATGTCAAAATCAAGCTGCATAGCAGTATCATAATCTTCTGTAGTCCAGAAAACCCCTTCTCCAGTAGGGAATTCAAACTCTTCTTCGTCTTTTGTTCTAGTTGTTTTTCTTTTTCCTTTAGGTTCTTTATCAGCAATTAAATCAGATATTGATGGTATTCTACCTATAAGAGCATCTATTTCAGTATTAATTAAAGTCTCTGTTTCTCTAAAGTCAGTTATTAACCCTTGAAGAGTTGCTTTTGTTCTGACTTTATTAGCGTCTTGTAGCCCTTTATAACGACCTTCAGTAACTCTAGCAAAATCATCAGAAGTTCTTTCAAACTCCTCTATACTTTTTACACCTTCTTTTTTTAGCTCTTCCTGAACTTTAAGTCTTTGCTTTTCTATTTGAGCATACTTTTCTTCTATAATTCCCTGTATTGCCTGAGCTTTAGCTACATTTTGTAGCTGCACAACTTTTTCTTTTAAAGCTATGACTGATTCTTTTGTTATTTTGTTATTCTCATCTAAAGTTATATTTAAGTCTGTAAAATTATTGTTTATTCTTTTTACATTTTCAGCCAACTCCTCCTTTTCCATTGTCTCAAATTCTCTGAGAAATATTTTAAGGAAAGAAGCTGATTTAGCTACACTTTCTCCGACAGAAATAAGCTCATCAGAAAGGTCTTTTGCTGCTCCACCTGCTTTTTGACTCTCTATAGAAGATTTTTCCAATAAAGCTATAAATCCTTGAAATGCCAATACTAAACCTAAAGGGCCCATCATTGCTGATAATATACTTTTTAGTCCAGCTCCTAATCCTCCTGCTGCTCTAGTAGTAAATACAAGGTTAGATGCTAATTGCGAAAGGTTATTCGCCATACCTCTAATTCCGTAGTTAGAATCTGATATAGTTCTACCAAGTTCTAGTACTGTTGCAGTAGCTCCACCAGTTGCACCTGAAGCTCCTTTGCCTTTACCAGCATTTTGAGAAAGCTTTGCCAACTCAGAGTTTAGTTTCTTAGTACTTACAGTAACACCATCTATTGAAGCTGTAGCTTGACCTCCATTAACAATTATTTTTATTTCTTTTACTACACTTGAACTTGTTGCCATTATTTATTTCGTTTTATTGCGTTTTTAAATTCTTTCCAATTAGTAGGTGCTAAATATTTACCTTTAGCTATATTTATATCTTCGTCTTTAACATCCCAATCAGATGTTCCTAATAAATCTATTATCTCTCTTATCATATTATTTGTTTTATGGACACGGACAACTTATAGATGTAATTACTCCTAGTGGGTCTAAAACCATAACCATAAAACAACCACTATCGCAATAAGTGTCATCATTTGACGACCCTGATTGAGTGTATGTTCCTCCTGCGGCAGTAGAGTTTAATTCGTTATCAGTAAACATTGTGTCTCCTATTGATAAATCTTGTAATGTTCGAATAGATAAACTAAAATATAATGAGACAGAATTATTTTGATAAGAAACAACAGTAGAGTTAAAGTCAAGACCTACTACGTTTATTAATTCTAATGTAGCCTTACCAGTATTTATATTCATCTGTATCTTATTTATCTTATAACTTGTGCCTGATATAATTAGTTTGTCGTTTAATTGTAACTTAGTAACTAATTTTAAAGGTAATGTAGCTTGAAACTTAGATAATCTTGACTTTTGATTGTATATAGGTACTATATAGTTAAAGTAGTAATTGTTAAACAGGCTTTCTGTATTTATATTATCTACAAAAAACTCATCTCCTTCTTCTCCAAAATGAATTGACTGTAAATTAGTAGACGCAGTTTTTGTTAAAGTATTTGCTGGTCTTATATATTGGTCAAAATCATCGTCATTTGTGTTAAATATAACATAATTAGTAGTGTCTTGTTTTGTACAATAAAAAACTAGAGGTTTTCCAAGTGTTGGATTCTCATCTTTACTAACCATCCATCCCCATTGTACAGTAGTTCTGTCTGTGTCATCATTTTGGTCAGTCATTCTCTCATACATAAGATGTTCAAATCCTAACTTAACAGAATACGTTCCTCCATCAAATGCTAAAGGGTTGCTTATAGAATTAGACCTGTTACTAAGTCTTTCATTACCAAATTCATCATTAGTTATTTCATTACTGTTGACTATAGCAAAAGTAGAAGCTTGTTGATATTCAAAATCTATCTTAGAATATATGTTTGCTTTATCTACAGTATGTTTGTCAGCATGAATATATTGACTTACATCGTGACTTGTCCCTTCATCATAAAATTTGTCTAATGTTCTTACTTTAATTGTTTCTCCATCATAAAAAGCAGTTAGATTAAACATCTTAAATATAGATGTTAAAAAGTCTATAACTTTCATCTTAGGCATATTATCTACTATATTTATACCTGAAGAAACGCCTATAGCGTTACCTCCATTGTATGTATAGTTAGCAGTATAACCAGCAGAACCACCTGAGTTATCTACCTCATTGTATACTATATTAAAACTATTTACAGCTATTTGAGTTATACCTCCTTGTGTTCTTACTTTAAATATAGGGGTAAAAGTTTGTGTTCCTTCGCCACTTCCAAATTCCTTTTGTATCGTATAACTTCTAGTAACAGGTCCTCCTCCAGAATGCTCTGAAGTTCCTATTATTTCTCCTGACTCTCCATCAAATAACTCTAAAGTATATAGTCCTGTTCCAGTAGGAGTTACTTGTATTTGATAATTATAATAAATTTCTGTAATATCAGGTCCGTCAACCACAATAGAAGTAACTAAGTCTTTATTAGAATTACTTCTAGGGTCGTTTTGACCAGTAGGAGTTGTATTTATAAATAAATAATCATCTAAATCAAGTTTTCTTTCATTTATTGCTATTTGTGAAGATAAATCTCCTTTTTCTCTATGCAACCATAGATATAACTCATAGAATGAAGCATTAGACGTACTAAAGAAGTCGTTTGTTCCGTTTTTAGAGAATGTAATACCATATCTGTCTTCTATACCTAATATTATGTGATATAATCTAATTGCTGGTTTTAAGTCTATCATAGATAGTCCAGTAGGATGAGAGGTAGAACCGTTATGATGCCTTACATTTCTTGAAACAACCTCTTCTCTTAACTCAGGTCCATTGTCGTGAGTTGAATCCCAATAATAATGACTTTTACCACTTATAAAAGGATAACACAAGTCTCCTGCTGTTGTAGAGGATGTGTTAGTCACTAAAGTTTGACTAATTGGATGTAGGTTAAATCCGTCAGAAAACCCTGTATTTACGTTAGAAGAAGTATATATTTGATTAAATTTAGATAAATAAGAAGTATTATCTACAGCTAAGTTATCTAACTCATCATCGCCAAAAAGTAAGTTAAGATTTACTGTTTTACCATAAAATACAGCCTTATAAGCAAAAGCAACTCCGTTTTTCATGCTTACGCTATTTAAACTAAGGAATCCTTTCTTATAATCCTCTCCATTTATCTTTATTAAAGCTTCTTTCTTTACTCTAGCATCATAACCACCATCTATATCAAAATTATAGTAATGTTTAAAGATTAAGTTGTTAGGAGAACTAGCAGGTAAGCTAAATTGTTGTGTAAAGTCAGTAAATACCTTAGCTATGTCTCTAATATCCTGTATTGAGTTAGTTATGTTGATAGATTCTTCTGAAAAGATGTCTAATCGCTTATAAGTTACAGTTTCACCAAATCCTGCTGTATTTATATATATTTCTACTTCTCTACGCATATTATCTTACGTTGTTTATCTTATCAAATGCAAATTCTAGTTCTATTGTGTAATTTATTAGCTTATCATCTAATCTAGTCTTGAATGATAGGTTAGATGAGGTTAATCTAACTGGCAGAGTCTTTTCATTGTACTCTATCCATATTTTGTCGCTTAAAGACATCTGTCTAAATACTTCATTGTAAGATTCTGGATAGAATCCTGTATTTAAACTTAAAGTTTCTTTAGCATTAACGTGAAAAGTACTATATTGATGCTGATAAGTGTTATAAGAGCCATTATTTATTATATTTGACTTAAACATCTCATCTTTCTTAGTCATACTAAGATTACTTCTCTTAAAGAACCATATATCTTGATAAGCACCGAACTTATTAATAAACGTGACCTTGTAAGGAGTATATTTACACTCTTCTATATTATCTACTTTAATTATTGTTAAACCATCTACTGCTGATACATAAACTGTATCTACAGGATGTAACTCAAAGTCATCTTCAAATTGGTCAATACAAGCATTATCCTCAAATGTACCTCCATCTAACTCTACTCTTTCTTCAAAGCTATCTGCTCCATTAACACCATTGCTTACATAAACTACTTGGTCTTGTATTTTAAGACCAGTAGAAGGAAGCCAAGAATATACTTGTTGTCCTTGATAAAAGAAAGCTACCGAGTTAGTGTTTTCATTATCTACTGGTATTCTTATAGGAGCATCATCTTTTTTCAGTATAACATTATTAGATTGTAAGTAACCTTGCAATAATTGAGGATTCGCACCATCTTCAAAGTAGCCATATCCATAAAATGCCCTTACACCTAAAGTAATTTCTGCTACTGGAACACCAGTAGTTAAAGTTTTTGTAATTCTATAATCTACATACATTGTAGTGTAGTCTTCTGTAGCATCTGCATCACTTGGATATACTCCATTAAATGCTGCTGGTATATAGTCTTTTATTAACTCTGAAATCTCAAATGTTACTGATTCATCTATAGCTGTTGAGGTTAATGTGTATTGTGGATTAAGTGTCCAAGACGTATTTGCTGCTCCTCTGTATATTAATATCTCTATTGTAGCACTAATTAAATTTGTATCTTGTACGTTTACGAAATATGGACTTCTTACGTTTATTTTAGCCATTTGTTTTTATTTTATCAAATTCTTTTGTTAGCTCCTTATTAAATGCTTCTAATATAGCATCATCAAATTCATCTAATGTGTTGTTTATTGCTCTGTCTATAAAATTACTTCCTTTATATCCGAATCTTTTTATTATTCCTTCTCTAGCTATACTTCTGCTAATAAGAAATGATATCTTATTGTAATTATAATCTGTCTGTTTAAGGTATCTGCCAGTAGTATTGTCTCTAAGACGTATACCTTTGACTTTTAACCACTCTTTTATTCTATATCCGTTAGCTGGTCTACCTCCTTTACCAATACCTTCATCTATAGCTCCACCATAACCAGCCATAGTAACTGTTAAAGCGTTACCTACTGCTTTGCCTTTAATACTTCTTGACAAATTACCACTAGCTACAGTATCATCTGTATCTAACTGCTGCTGAAGTCTATCTACAACTTGGTCGCCTAGTCTTTTAAGTGCTATTGTTATAAAACTAGTGTCCATTAGCAGATACTTATATCATTTCTCATTATTATGTCTATATCAGCTCCCCATCCTACTAATTCATTCTCAAATCTGTCTTTAAATGGCTGAACAGAGATATTGTCGTCCACTTGTAGTAATTCTGTTCTTAAAGTACCTCTTTTTAGCTTAGAGTACACTAAATTGACTACTTGCAACTGTGTATTCATTATATCTTGTAAATTATCGTTGCCATAGAACAAATCATAGCTATAATCCTGTTTATTGTAGTCTAATATGTCTGCACATAGTACCTGAAGTGTAAAAGTGATAGTATTTGAGCTTATTACAGCATTTGAGATGTTTAAATGTGTTAAAGGGAATATATCTGTCTTATTTAGGTTAATTTCAGTAATATCTCCGAAACTAACACTATTAACGTGCTTATTTAATCTTAATTCGTCCTTTAACTTGTCTAATAAGTCATATACTTGTGTCATATCTATTTTTTATGTGCCCTTTTTATTAAAGCATTCTCTAAATTTGTTTTATCCTTTATATATTCCAAATACATTAAACAGGTATGTATTGGAAGTCTGGTTGCTTCATCAATTCTAGCTGCATCTTCTTTAGCGATTGTAAATATTGATTGATACCAACCCCACTTTTGTCCAAAGTTTGCTTGAGCTGAGGTGGAACTCCCTGTTTCTTCAATACCTTCACTAAATAATCCACCGTATAACTCGGTAATTTTCTCCCTAAACGATAAAAAAAAACCATCGCACCTATTGCTACATTAACTGGCATATCCAACATTACATCTGAGTACTTA